CAGCCCGCCGAGATTCCCCAGCCCGCCGAGATTCCCCAGCCCGCCGAGATTCCCTCGCCCGCCGAGATTCCCCAGCCCGCCGAGATTCCCTCGCCCGCCGAGATTCCCCAGCCCGCCGAGATTCCACAGCCCGCCGAGATTCCCGTGCCCGCGCCGGATCTTATGTGGCCTTTCGCGCAAATAGATAGCGCGAATCGGCACCATCCAAGCCCCGAATCAAGCTCGATGTCGCCATCGTAGTCGGTCAGGTCAGTAGTGCCTATGTATAGGCCGTTTTCGTTAAAATCGTTTTTGGTTAATTTGAGTGTATTCATGCGAAAAAACTCCCGGACGCTGAAAGGAGAGCAAGAGCGTCCGGGCAAGTGGTCAGTGTCACCGGCTGTATCCGGTGAGCGCGTCGATGAGATCGGTGGACTGGCTGGCACCAAAGCCAGACAACGAAGAGGGCAAGCAGCAGCCGAAGGGCCGTGAGCCATCGCTCGCGGTTGCGCAGACGCCGGGCGGCTCTGACCTGGCGGTGAGCGTAGGCGGGCGCTACGGCGGCCTGCCATTCGGGAGATAGGGCGCGAATGCTCACGGCTCCCTCCCAGTGAACACGGATGCTGCCCTTATCCGAGATTTGAATTCTTCGGGATTGTTGAGCAGCGTTCCGGTCACTGTTGCATGGAGAAGAAAAACCGGCGGCTCCCCTTCTCGCTTGATCCGCTTCAGGTACCCGATGTGCTGGCCGTAGCGGTACGCCGCGAGCACTGATTCATTGTGCAATTGGCAACGCCGAAAGGTGTATTTTCGGTTCATTCTTTGACCGCCTTGCGCCAACTCTTCGGCCACCTGACTTGCAGCCTGAGCGGGATCGCAGACTGAACGGACCGACGCCAGCAGCCGAGCATCGGAGCCATCGAAGCGGGCGCGTGCTGAGTCGCCAGCTTGATTTCCTCGACGGCCTCAGCCGGATCGCCCAGTTCGATGAGCTTGAGCGCGTGCTCGACGTGTGAAATCCAGGTCGTTTCGCTCATCAGAAGACCACCTTCTGGCTTCTCAAGACCGGCAGACATTTCATCATCTGCCCCACGTACTCCCGGTCCCTCTGAGACAGGGCTAAGAACTCGTTGCATACTCTCTCGTTCTCGCCTTCGTAGGCCACCAGATCGGCGGCCAGGGAGTCGAGCAGGTTGCAGTGGAGCAGTTCGGCTTGCACGGGGTCAAGTTCCCTTGTTTCGTCTCCGTGGTCCCTCATGTGGACAGCCTCCGTCTCATCTCTTTCTCCAGCTTATTAGGGATATGGTTAAAATCTTCCACGTACCCTATAGGATCGAACCGCCCGAAATACATATCTCTAGGATCGCGACACCCTTCGATCTTAGTAATTAGAAGCACCGCTGTTCTCCCGCTCTCCATGTCTGCCTCGATAAGATCGCCAACTTTCGGGTATGGAGTTCTGTGGCCAACAAATTTTCCATCGTTCCAAGAAGTCAACTCCATGTGGTTTCCCCACCACCCGCCAAAAACGTGAACCTCAACGCCTTTTGGGACAACCTCATCTCGAAGGTGTTTCTTGTCTATCTCTGAAGTCATCGTCCCAACCTCCGTCTCGTTTCCACAATCGCTCCCGCAATCCCTTCTGTGTCGTCCTGTGGGACCTTGACATCCTTTAGCGCGGCCAGGACTTCGATCTTTCTAGGGCTTTTCGTCATTTCCATTGCGGCTCCCAGCGCGTTCCGAACCGCCACAGGGTCATCCGAGCGGAGAAGCCTCAGTAGCGCGTCGGTGTCAGCGTCGGACAGCGTTCTCGGCAGTTCCACGCGGTCCATCAGGTCCCCGCTTAACTGGGCGTCGGGGATCGGTGGTGTTGCCAGTCTCCACCCGATGTAACCGGCGGAACAGACAACAATAGCTCCAAGCAAAAAATAGTAGCGTTTCATAGTGAGCACACTCTGCACATAACCTTCCGTTCCCTCGTGTCCTTGGGGACTCTCCCCGACTCAAACTCTGCCCGCAACCCTTTCAGCGAAGCGGGCCAAGAATCCCGCTGATCTGACCGATACGTGTGTCCAAAGAATTCTTCTTCGGCCTCGATCTCGGCCCATTTATTTGGGTAGTCGCGCCATAACTCGTACCACTCAATTAGCCTCTGGAAGAAGCATCTGGCGCAATCTGTCCGGCGCGGAATCGTTACCCCCTTAGAATCAAGGTAGGCGAGTACGTCTGCGACTCCCCAGCCCAACTCACGCAACGGGTATCTAGCTGTAATGCCCTCGACTTCGCCGTACACCTCACCGCCGCGAGCGCCGTAGTTAATACCTTCGCGTTCCGGCTCGTCTGCTCGGAGCCCAACATAGGATATAGCTGGACGACTCGATAGCATGTAGTTGATGTAGGGAGCGATCTTTAAGTCTCTTGTACAAAAGCGCATTCGCCAGGACGGGAGGGCTTTATTCCTGATGTTGTTTGCCATCAAGGAGATGGTGGTTATCCTTGTTAGGTTGCCAAGTATTTTCTCCAGCCGATCCCAATGCGCTTGCATTTCTGGCAGTTCGTCCTGAGTCGGGGTGCAAACAAATTTGTAATCCCTTGGCTCGTTCTCGATCAGCCATAGTGCCATCGCTGTCGAGTCCTTACCTCCGCTTAGGGCAACGATATGGTTCATTGATCCCCGTCTCCATAGCCCCATTGGTCGTCACATGCCTTGAGGCACTTGATTCGGTCAAGCCCGTTACAAGACACTCGGCAACACGCGTAGCAGCTTCTTTTGCTCGCGACCTTTCCGCAGTGACCGCCACAACCTGGGAACTCCCACTTTCCCGCACCGGAAGCCCAAACCGCATAGCCTGTGAATGTCAGAACGGCGGGGAGTCCGATGTAAAGAAGGGGCTTGAAAGCCAGATTGAGTAGGCGGTCCCCCCGCCATTGCTGACGGGGGTTTCGAGGAGGATGCTGCACTTGAGCCTGTCGGCTCTGTGTGCCACTGGGCACATAGAGGGGATGTTTCATTTGTCTTCTGCCTCCTTGTTGCCTAAAATCCTGTCTGTAAAAAATCCCCCGGCTCCTGGAGAAGAGGACATTGCGCCGGGGGGATTTGCGTCTGCCCGTCCGGTTCTTATCGACCGTGTAGGGCGTGGGACAAAAATGACGAGCAAAGCGAAGGCAATCGCGAACAGGATAAGCAACAGACAATCCCGCTGCTGTTTGGCTTTCCTCTGCGCTTCTCGCTGGGCGTAGTCGGGCACGTACTGCTGCCATTCGGGACTAAGGGATCGGCGGTTCATCGCTTCTTCTCCTTCAGCTTTTCTAGGGCTTCGACCACTTCGGGCCTGAGCAGGTGGCGGTAGTCGGTGGTTGGCTCATATGGGCGTCGCACTTGACGGTCGGAGTTGCATTCCCCTCGGTGGCTCATGGCTATCGCGTCTTTGAGCCTGAGCGCGCCGCCACCCGTGGAGATTCGCCTGGACTCGTCTATAAGGCCCCAATTGCCATATCGAGCAGGGCGCATACGCGGCTCTTCGTCGCCGAGCATGGCCTGAATCCTTTTTAATTCACTGGGGAGCAAAGGCCACCCATCGAATCCGTCAATCCCCCACCGAACTTTCTTGCTCACCTTATCACCAGTCCTTGCCACTCCTCTCGTGGGCAGTCATCAATTCGCTTAGTCATTTCCACCCTCGATACATCTCAAGACGCTCTGCATGGACAGGATCTCGCACACGCGCTCCTTGTGAGGGCTGGGGAGCTTAATGTACTCCGCCAGCGCAGAATGGTTCTGAGTCAATAGGTCGTGGCACCAGGCAGGCGAGAGCATCAGTAGAAATAGCGCTTTGGCTACTTCGTGCGCCGGCTTGCCGATAAGCTCTGGGCGCTCATCGCCGAGATCCTTTGCCACGCTCCATAGCGCGTTCTGGATCGCGATCTCTACGCGCCTGTCTTCTTCAATGTGAAAGTCGCTCATTGACACCTCCTGAAAACACTTTACCACGAATTTATAGAAATGCGCGATAATTTTTAGAAATTCGTGTACAATGGGGTCGTGAGTAGGAAAAGCAAGGCCGGACGGCCACGGAAATTGAGCGAGGAGCAGGAGCTTGAGATCAAGCGAAAACTTGCGTCATCCGAAATGACTATAGCCGACGCCTGCCAGCTCTACAAAGTGGCGCCCTCCACGATATACAATATCACGCGGGCGATGGACACGGAACACAAGGAGGCAACGGAATGACCGGACAGATTTTGGCCCCAGCGGAATGGCTGGAGGCCAGAAAGAAGACGATCGGAGGCACGGACATCGCGGCGATCATGGGTTTGCACCCATACAAGTCAGCGGTGGACGTGTGGGCCGACAAACTGAAACAGGGGCCGCCATTTGAAGAAAATGCGGCGATGCGCGTCGGTAAGGCGCTTGAAGACTTCGTGGTCAAAGAGTACCAGAAGGCGACGGGGCGCGAGATCCAAAGCGGCGGGGGGTGGATCACCGACAAGACGATCCCGTTTTTTGCGGGGACTCCCGACAGATTCGTCGGAGACGAGGTGCTGGAGATCAAAACCTTCGGGCCTGGCGCGGCGAACCGATGGGGCAAAGAGGGTACGACCGAGATCCCGGACGAGTACCTGCTGCAATGCCAGTGGTACTGCATGCTCGCAGACAAGAGCGGGTGGACGCTCGCGGCTTGGGCCAAGGCCAGCGATAAGCTGCTGGTTTACGAGGGCCCTCGCAACGAGGAGATCATTCAGGACATGCGCGAGGCTGGAATCGACTTCTGGACCTCCTACGTAGAGACCGGCATCATGCCGCCAGTTGACGGCAGCGATTCGTGCGCTCGCATTTTGGAAAAGCTCAGCCCTCGCGAACAGCCTGGGCTCATCGTCGACGCGACGCCAGAAATCCAGGGGATCGTGGACCGACTAGAGCAAGTTGTCCAAGCCGGTAAGGGGCTTTACAAAGAGAGGCTTCAACTGGAAAACGAGATCAAGTCTCTCATGGGTGAAGCGGAAGGGATGCGCGTTGAGCGGTACGACAAGCCGATCACCTGGAAGAAGTCGAGCGACACCGTTGGCCCAGACTACCAAGTGGCGTTCAACCTTCTCGCCGCCGCCGCGCAAAAGGCCGGCATTCCAGGCGAAGTCGTGCTTGACGCCGTGATCCAGTCGGAAAGAGTGCTCAGGCGCGGAGGGCGAGTGTTCCTGCCGCCTTGGAGCAAGGAAAAGAAGGAGGATTAAATCTATGTCAGAAGAAACAGTATTAGCAAAAGTCGCCGCAGACAGCGGGGCGGTCGGAAATCAGCAGACGTTGAAGGCGCTCATCGCGAGCCGGGCCACGGCTCTCGCCGCCTACGCCCCGGACACCTGCAAGGTCACGCCAGAGAGAGTGCTCAAGCTCCTCGCCTCTGCCGCAAGCCGCAACGATACGCTGCTTAAGTGCACAAAGGAGTCGGTGTGGCTCGCGGTCACGAAAGCGGTCGAGCTTGGGTTCGAGCCCGCTTCAGCGATGGGGCACGCCCACCTAGTCCCGTTCTTCAACTCGGAGTCAAAGCGACATGAATGCACGCTCATCATCGGATATCAAGGGCTTCTCGATCTCGTTAGGCGTGGAGGGAAGGTCCGCAACGTTTATGCCGAGATCGTGTACAGCAACGACGAATATCTCGTAGAGCTTGGCACCTCTTACCGGCTACAGCACAAGCCGAAGCTCGACGGGGATCGCGGCGAGCCACTTTTCGCATACTCGGTTGCTATATTCAACGACGGCAGCGTCGATTTTCTTACCATGACCAGGGAGCAGATCGAGAAGCGCATGAAGGCGTCCAGGGCCGGCTATAACCGCGAAACAGGCTCCCCAAAGGGAGTATGGGCACAGTGGCAGGCAGAGATGTGGCAAAAGACGGTCCTGCGAACGCACTGTAAGCGGCTCCCGATGGCGATCAACGATGTCGAACTCCTGACGGACGCCGAGTCGTCACCGACAGTCGGCGAGTTCGCGGACGCGATCGCTGCCGAGTCGGTCGTATCCGATGTGCCATCGACTCCGCCTAATGTCGCTGCACTTGAGGAGAAAACTCAGGCGGTCGCCGCCGAGGCCGCAAAGCCGAAGAAGCCAAAGCCATCAGCTACGAAGGCGGAAGCATCGATAGCGGCACAGGCCCCTCCAGAACCCGCACCGGCTGATGATGCGATCACAGTAGAGGCGTCGGTGACGACCCCCGCCGCTACTGAGGAGGTCGATGTCGCTGAGGCGATGGTGGCCGCGCTGAACTCTGAGCCGGAAGATGAGGTCGATCTAAGTTACTGGTCCAAGTTTGAGGCTAGGCTTCAAGGGAAGACCACGGTCGCGGAGTTCGCCGCGCACTGTGAGGCCAAAGGGATCAAGTCTGGGGATCTCATCAGCCTTGAAGCCGCCCGCATCGGTACAGGGAAGATCATCTGCGGCGACGTTACCAGGTAACTTGCTTAAGCCCCCGAAAGGGGGCTTTTTTGTCCCTTTAATATGGAGTATTTGAGCAACGATGGGGAAATTACGCATAGATGGACTGCCGGTACCACCATCGGCAAATGCGATGTACAGGATGTACAGGAGCAGAATTTATCCGACCTCCAAGTATAAAGAGTGGCTCGAAATCACAGTGCCGCTTATCGTGCAGGAGTTCGAGTCTCGCGGAATCAGGACGCCCCTCATGGGCAGAGCCCAGATACACGCCATCATCTATGGCGGCAGGGGGTTTAGGGACAGCGGCGATGTCGGCAATTTGGAGAAGGCGTCCACAGACGCCCTTAAGCCGAGCCACGTAGACTCCGCAGGCAGAATTCAGCGCCTTGGAGCGGCGGTCATTTTCGATGACAGCGTAAAGTACGTCAACGACAACCGCCAAAGCTACGTCGATAGAGCAGACAAGAAGGCCCACTGCTCGATGTCGCTCATCATTAGGTGGCTTGAGTGACGCTCGATGACGTTGCCGAAAAATTAGCGAAGCCCAGGCGTAAAAAAGTCCTTGGCCGAGAGGCGGTGATCGCGTCTTGTCCGGCGTGCGGAGACACTGCGCGTCACCTAGCGGTATGGGAGAGTGATGGCGGGTGGCTCCAATTCAAGTGTATGCACAACTGCGACGAGGGCGCGATCCTGAGCGCTCTTGGCATGACGCAGGCAGACAAGCTCGCCACGTCTCGAAACGGCCACATACAGGGCGCTCCCAAGTCTGCGGAAACGGTCTATAAGTACGTCGACGAAGACGGAAACTATGTTTTTGAAAAGATCCGGTTTATCGACAAGAAGACCGGCAAGAAGACCTTTCGCAATCGCTGCCGAGGGGTGACCGGGGATTGGGATTGGAACCCTAGGGCTACACTCGGAAGCCGTATGGATTTACTGTACAGGCTCCCGGAGGTCATCCAGGCGGTCGAGGACGGGGAGACGATCTATATTAACGAGGGGGAGAAGGCCGTCGAGGCGTTCCGCGCCAAGGGGCTCGTCGCTACGTGCCAGCCGTTCGGCGCGACTCAAGAGGGCGACCAGCCGAAGTGGACCGCCGCTTTCAGTAAATGGCTCAAGGGCGCTCGCGTCGTGGTGGTCGCGGACAATGACAAGGTTGGCAGCCACTACGCTCAGGAAGTGGCTCGAAGCCTGGCCGGGGTCGCGCACTCGGTCAAGATCGTTAGCTCGATCACGAGCGGCGAGAAGGACGACGCATGGGATCACTTCGCCGCCGATCACACGGTCGATGAGTTCATCCGCAGAACAGACCTCGAGCCGCCGGGCCTCACGATCATTTGCCTTGCCGATGTGCCCCCGCTCGACGTGGAGTGGTTGTGGCATCCGTACATTCCCTTGCGCAAGCTTACCCTTATGGATGGCGACGGAGACCTCGGCAAGTCGTACATGACCCTGGCGATCGCGGCGGGTCTCAGTCTGGGGTATCTGCCGATGAAGCAGGGGCACGTTAAGCCATGCAATATTCTTTTGCTCGCGTCAGAGGACGACGCCGCCGACACCCTAGTGCCTCGGTTCACAGCGCTCGGAGGGGATTTGTCACGCATCTACCACTCGGCAAGCCTGTTCGCGATGTCCGAGGGCGGGCTCTCGTCGCTCGATAAGGCGATCTCGGATGTCGATGCCAAGGTCGTGGTTATCGACCCTATCCTGTCGTACCTCGGCCAGTCGGTCAACATCAGCCAGGCAAATCAGGTGAGGCCGGTGCTCGATGCGCTTCGGCTCCTCTCGATCAAGCACAACTGCGCTATCCTCTCGATCAGACACACCGGCAAGCAGCTTGAGGGAAAGACCGAGAAGCATATGGGACTCGGCTCGGTCGATATTGCCAACATCCACAGGTCCCAACTGCTCGTTCGGCTTGCGCCCAATGACCCCGATCTGCGGGTCGTCCAGCACGTCAAGCACAACCTTAGCGAGAAGGGCAAGACATTCGGGTACACGTTTGAGCGCGGCCAATTCGTGTGGGTGTCTGAGGTGCGGATCAACGAGGACGACTTCGTATCGAAGGGCAAGAGCCCTCGCAGGGCCGACGCCGTGTCGTTCCTTCGGGCTCAGTTCGGAGAGGCGAAGATGATGCGCATGGACCCGATCATCGCCTCAGCGGAGCTTATCGGGATCACTGAGTACGCCCTGACGAGGGCAAAGAAGGAGCTCGGGATTACCTATCACCGGATCTCAGGCGAGGGGTGGTGGAGGCTAGGCGGCGATGAGGCGGCAGATGCAGGGATTGACCCTGAATACGATCCTGCGCTCGACTTCTAAAAGGCGAAAGGCCCCATTTCTGGGGCCCTAACGCTAAGGAGTATTCGCAACGAGCGACGCGAGAGACACGCCGCTCCCCTATGTTACCTCACTTTCGGGCTCGCTGCAACTTTTCGAGCCTCTCCACCAGCCACATCGTCTGCACGGTGGATAGCTGGTTAATCCGCTCGGAGATGTCCTGAATTAAAGGGCGCTTACCCTGGTCCTGCACCGTCTTGGAAAACTCAGTCATCGCCGCTATCAGCGCCGGCTTATACCCAGCCGGGTGCGCAGCACTCCAGTTCATATATCTCGTCGCTTGCCAGACGACATCGACATCGACCACTGGCAGCACCCTGTCCGTAGACTCGCCGATCCGCTCGATGCAGTACGAATACCGCTGAATAGCGGCCCACACCCTGCCCGAGAGTGAATCGTCGTCCCCGATTTCCATGAGTTCCTCTATTGGACGCGGCACGGAGATGGAGTAACGGTGCTGGAGCTTCTTTGATTTCGTCCTGGTTCTGGTTGGGATGATCGGAATCTTACTGCTCATCTGTTTCTCCTGGTAGCTCGATCGAGGCAAGCCGCCTTTCCAGGGCCTCGACTCGGAGCTTGCATAAAAGGTCGTCGCCCTTGGCGGCTTGAAGCTCGCCACTGATCTCCCTGGTTGCTTCCTCCAGCTTACGCTGGAGGGTGATGACGCGGTTGAGGGTGAGGCCCCTATCAGCTTTCGCTTGGCGAAGCTGCTCGGCGGTCTCCTCAGCTTGTTCCTTCGGGCTCATCTCATCCACGACGGCCACCCGAGAAGAACCCCTTGATGAATCTCCAGGGCATCCCCCAGAAGCTCGTCGCGTCCGCTGGTTGGGTGCGGGCCTTTGCCTTTGGCAGCCCTTGAACGAGGTAGCCTACGGCGCTATCTCGCTGAGCGCGGTCGGCATCCAGCATCTTGCTGAACGTATCGCCGCTCTCGCAGTAGGGGCGCACCTCGCCATCTCTCTCATAATAGAGCGAGTACCACCGCATCGGCAGCGATGGCTCGAATGCGTTGCTCGTGGGGGCGCAGAACTCAATGGTGCCGCTGGCTTTCAGCGCGATCAACTCCTCGCAGTGGTTGCGCAGCCCTCGCCACGCTCGGACTGACCCTATCGGCACCCTTGGCTTCGCTGGCTTGCCTTTGGTGAGCCACTCCTCCATCTCAAAGGCGAAAATGGCAAGATCGCGTACGTCCTCGAATGAGAGCGCTACCGCCCCAATCTCCGACGCGATCCTCACTAGAGGGCACATTGGGTGTAATTTGTCAGCGTTTGAGACGAACTTGAACGCCTCTTGGCGTACTGCATCGGTGTATTTGACTGTATATAGCATCGTTGCCTCCTATCCTCGGCGCTTTCGGCGCCTGCTTTTCTGCGCGGCGAGGCGCTCCTTTACCAGGTCGCGCTCCTCTCGCTCGCATCGTTTTACATAGTCGTCCCAGTCGCGGGTCCATACGAGAGCATAATCGCCCTTGCTTTTGGGCCAGTAGCGCGGGTACTGATCGCCTGTCTCCAGCTTCCGCCAGCGTTGGCGCTGGTAAATTATCAGGACCTGCCCATACGGGCAGACCAAAATGTAATAGCGCTGCCGCAGCCCGTTGAACTCGCGGCCACCGGCGTAAATCCGTGGGTGGTACGTGCAGTGGACTTTCAGGACGACTCCGCGCTGAGTGTTGCCCACGGGATCGATGGGCCTCGAATAGACCCGATCAAACCTATGGCAAGCGTCAACTCCATCGAATAGCCCACGGGTGTCGAATTCTTCCCAGCGGAGCTTTCCGACATACTTCTGCTCGAACCTGGCTCGCAGCGCGTCGCGCATTCTTTGGCCGTGGTCAATCTGACTGATCGGTCTCACCTCCACGCAACAGCGCCGCCACGACCTCAAGCTGATATGAAGCGCACTCTAACGCCCCAGCTACCGCCTCCATCGCCTCATCTTGGTCGTCTAAGTCTTCAAGTAGGCTGAGGGCTTCGCGAGCAATGAAGGTGGCAAGGGTATCCCTGCCTCCCTCTGGCTCCTCGCCGTCATTGTCCCAAACCTGCTGGATAGCCCAGCCCTCGCCGCATGCGGATTCGTACCCGGCCATTAGCCTTATGAGTATCAGGTCTTTATTCATCGTCATCCATCTCCTGCTTGCCTGCGACCTCGCGCTTGATCTTCTTGACGGGGCCTATGATCTGGTTCACGCGCTGCTTGCTGATCTTGTATCTGTGAGCTACCTCGTCCAGGTTCAGACACTCGCGATAATATGCCAGCATCTCCGCCTTGCGGCGCTCGTATACGCTCGCGTCGTGGTCCACGACGGTCAAAGTCAGGGTGACTCCGGGGCCGTCGCTCGCTCGCCCCTCCTTGATCCTGGTTACGGAGCGGTCGCGCTTCTCTCGCCACTCGCGCCTCACCTCGGGAGGCAGGGTCTTCCAAAGTTGGCTTAGCGCGGTCGGCCTCAGCCCTACCTGCGCCGCGATCTGCTTCTTGGGCAGCCCGGTCGGGATCAATGCCTGCGCCGCCTGCCACTTCTCGTAGGTCTCGGGCCGCACCCTCACGGCTTCACCTTGCATTTACTCATCACTAGTCTCCTTGTTCTGGTCGGGGCCTGGGTAGCCACGCTCGTCGGCCCCCAGGCTCGGGCACTATTGCCCTTCGAGCTATGCGCTCGGAGAGCTTTCTTCGTCGTCAGGCTCGTACGGGGTCACTTCGTCGATATCGTCAACCGTGAACGCCTCTGGGTTCAGGTACACCGTCGAATACTGGACATGCTCACTGTGATCCCATGCGGCGTCCAAGTCCTCGGCCATTGACTCCTTCAGGCGCTCCACCGCCTGTTCTGGCGTGTCTGCGATCACAACGGCGCACAGGCCAATGTGACCCTCGGTTGAGTTCCCTACGCTAAAATGGTATTCGTTCGCCATCTTAATACACCTCGTAGGGCAAGCCAGCGGCCTCCCAGTCGATCTCATCCTTGGCTTCGTCGTAATACTCGGCCATCGGGTCAGGGTCGCCCGCGTCTATGTTGTCCTGGTCGCGGACGATGATCTCCACGTCCTCAAAATTCGACTGGCACCCTTGCAGGACTCCGCCTGACACATGGCACAGGACGGTTACAGGCTCGGGCCAGTCGGTATCGAAGCTCTTCGTCAGTCCGAGGCGCTCCAGGCCATTCCACCAGGCTGAAATATCCTCGTGGAGCTTCGGGTCGGCCTCGCTTTTCGGCAGTCGCAGCGCACGTTCGAATAGCCTCACGGCCTCGCGGCATTGTTCTCTCGTTAGCATAAGTCAACCTCCGGGTTTGCGATAGCCCTGCCGTCTGGCAGGATGATCTCGTCCAGGTGCGGCGGAGTCGGCTCCGACTGATCCAAAACATACTCGTCTGGCTCGTCATCGAACTCTGCGAGGATTCTGCCAGGGGTCAAGGTACGGCCTTCGAGGATCGCACAGGCGACGCTTACCGCCTGCTCCAGGCTGTCCGCCTGCGTCTCTATGACGCACTGGCCGGTCAATCGTGATCGGCACTCCCACGTCGTGCTGAATGTCAGCCTATATCTGTTTTCGTTGCTCATGTCTACTCCTTACCTACGCCTAATGCGTAGGATATTTTATCTTACTTCATCTTCCAAGGCTTTAGCCCTATGGAAGCGCCAGTATCTACACCCATGCGGGCTCCTTGTCTGCGTCTGGAAGGGACTTAAGGAACTCTAGCGCCTCATCTGGAACGGGCTCGGTTAGCCATGCGGACCCAAATTTGTGCGGATCGCCCTTGACAGGGTGAACATCGAGCAGTAGCCCAATGCTCTCAAGGTACTCGCGGCTTTTGTCATAGCCGCGTGCCTCGTTTGGGTTGGCTTTCCAGTGCGATCGTAGCGCCTCCATTTGTCTTGGCGTCCCTGCTCGCAAATCGTTCAGGTGCCATTGATCCCAAATTTCAAGGAATTTCAGGACCTTAGCCGTGTTCCACCCGCGAGCGTAAGTCCTGAAGTGGGACGGCCTTAAGTGCATGTCGATCTGCCCGCACCCGCCAATACAGTTACCGCTTGGCAGCGGCCCCTCCACGCCTGAGATTGACAGTTTCCCTCCCCTGTATTCGATCTTGCAGTAGACCGAGTACCCGCGGCCCCCGTACGTCCTGCATGTCCCTATTCGAACTATTTTCTTAAAGTCATTCATGCTATATCTCCTTCTGCGTCAAACTCGTAACCGTTCGCTTCGATTGACTCTATGCAAGCCTCGCGGCTCGTTCGGTACTCGTATTCGGCCTCAAGCTGCCGATAAATCCAGTCGGCGAAGTCCCTCAGGCACTGCCTGAGCGTGTTACAGTCGGATTCGGATATGTCGCCCATGTATGGCGCTTCGGCGTCTACGCTGATGTCCATGTCCCCTGAGTGCGAGCAGCGTCCGTGGCTCCCTATTGAGGCAGTCAGGCAGTAGAAGTGACGGCGCTGCAATTCGTACAGAGTGTCGGCTATTCGGTGCAGCTCGGTGTCCACTGGCGCGTATTCTCGAATCTCGCGCCGTGATCCCTTGGCATAGGAATAGTTGCCCTCGTACCTCGCGCCGTCGCCCTGATACCAGAACCCGGACCAGTAAATAACCGGGACCATGCGCGTGCCGCCTCCCATAAGTTTCACAGGCTCGCAGCGGATGTCAATGCCAAGAATCTTGGCTACCCTGTCGGCATATTCGCACACGAATTCAGGATCAAAACATTCGGCCTCATATTCTGCTTGCTTTTGGATAGCGCGGTCCTGTGCATCTTCCGATAGCTCATTGAACTCGTAGACGGTCTTTTCGCTCGTTACTACTCTCATTGCGTTACTCCCTGGTAATTTTCGGCGAACTCGATAATGCTCCTCGCAAACTCCGCTTCATCGTCGTCGCCCGATTCGATTGCATCAGATAGCCAGGCGCGGACATCCTCTAAATTGTTGTAAACGTCGTTGTCATTGCAAGGGTTCTCAATGCACTGTTCGGCGAATTTGACCCATGCTTCGGATTCCGTCTCGGCATCCACCGTCGCGAAATGCCACTTCGAAGCGGTGCCTCTATGCCCATATAGCCGGGCGATGCCCCGATCAATCTCGACATACAGGTAGTGCCCGTCGGTGTCGTGGCGGACAAGCGACTCCGCGTCTTGCGACATGACGAAAAGTTCTTCCGGGTTACCCCATCTTGTTTTAACGTAAGTGGTCATTGCTTTTCCTCCGATGTGAGCCTTCTGGCTCCCCTGAGCCTCATGGCTCAAGGGAACCCCCGAAGGGGTCAGGCGGTCTTGATTCTCCGTCGGTGGCCTCGGTGGGACCGGCGAGCTTCAATACGTGCGGCGCGGCGCTGCTTCGCTTCTGGCGAGTTGCCTCGGTGTCTCATGCTGTCTGCTCCTTTGTTTCGAGTCTCACGGACTCGGCCACACCTCCAGGCATGGCCCAACCCGCGAAGGTTGGGGGTTGGCTTAATTTAGAGATCTGAGAAGGGTATTGATTCTACGCATGTCTGACTGAGCGTCTGCCAGTGTGTAGCGCGTTGGGAGGACAGCGATTCGTTCTGACTTCGACGAGATAACTACTGCTCCATAACAGTCCCTTCCGGCTCTCTTTTCTACTTTCGCCACTGGTCCGATTTCTGCTATAGATTGTGTTACGGGGCGAAATTGATCACAGAATGGGAGCGAATCAAGTTCATCTGTCCATTTCGAGTGAGTGATATCACCGGCCATGTTGCAGCCAAGGGTATGGACTATATGCCCCGCTTCGGCTAGACCGCGCGCAAAAGCCTCGCATGTCCTGAAATCTGATTGCAGGATTCTGATGGCATCGCGGCCAAAATCTGCCAGATTCGGGGATGTAACCTCAAATACATTAGCTATCCCCGCCTGATACACCATCACATAGGTGCGTTGTCTCATGGTTTTACTCCTTAGATCGGCGCCTCTTAGCGCGTCTCTATGGTCAATTATATCTGCACTCTTGACGAAAACAACCCGTAAAATTACCAGGTTTGCAAAAGTAGGATACCGATATGATAAAAATCGGCCAAAAGTCAATACCTTTGAACCTGCGAAAACGATAGATAACTGCTCCGACCCTGTGTAACTCATCGAGGAGGAACTTTTTACCGATAAATTCGAGCGCAAAAACTGCGACGTGGTATACTCGAAAAGTACCTCTCCACCTGGAGGGGGAAAGGGGGAGGGTATACGTCCTGGGAGGACTCCCCCCATTTTGCCAGTTGTGGAAATATCGCACCCACAATACCCAGGTCTCTCTCCCCCCTAGATTTTTGCCGCTGGTTTACTAGGTTTGCACATGCCCAGGTTCAAAAGGGACAGAAATTGTGCATTATAAGCTACACAGGATCATAAAACGTACCAAAATGAGGCCAAATCAAAGGGGATTGCGGTCTGGTCGTTGTTTTTTGACCCTTGAAAATGGGTAAAATTGGCGACAAAATCGCGTGATTATCAGAAAGAAACGCGAGCGCTCAGGTTCAAAAATGGCCCCCGTAGGTTCAAACAGGAAAGATCGCATAGAGGCGTGGTTATTGCAATATAGTGGCGTTATCGCCGCCGAAATTGACCGATTTTCTATGACGCGTGAAGATCGGGAAGACGCCTGCCAGATCGCGAGAATTAGGGCATTCAGGGCCATTTTTGAAAGTCAGGTAGGGGAGATGCCCCCAGCGGCTTACTTGCGTAGAATCGCCCATAATGTCGCAGTAAGCATGTATCGGCAACGCTCGCGAGACGCTATGGGGCACTTGTCCCAGGAGGGTCTTGAATCGTATGATAATTTATCTTCGGACGGTATGATAAGTGCCGATTTTGCCCTATGTTTTGAAACCGCAATAACTGAGGTACGTAGACTAGTGTCCACAATTGACGATCCTAGGGTGCGTTTTGCCCTTTTCCACCGAAAATATAGCCAAGATCGGCTCGCGAGCCTACTCGGAGTGTCTCGTTCTTGGCTTCAACGGCGCATAAATGACGCATTTCAGGGCAGCGTCTTAGCTGAGCAGGCTGACTTTTGACATTTTACGTATGTGTGACCTTGCATCACACATAAAAAAGCCCTCCCCGAAGGGAGGGTGAAGAGGATTTACGCTAGTCGTCGCCTACGCAGTCTTTGCAGTACTCATGCTGCTGCTTCCCGTGGGTGCAGACTCCTCTAACCTCCGGTGGCACGTCGTCTTCTAGCTCCTCTTCTAACTCCTCCGCTCGCGTGTCAGCTTCCGGTTCATTTTCGAATACCTCCCAATCTGTACAGTCTAGGTATCCAGGGGCTGACAATCTGACGCCATACCCAAATTGGGTTTCAATAACCTTATCCTCTGCGCCAGTGAGGGACTCAGGTACACAGAGTGTTTCTCCGTATCCTAAGTCAATGACAGAAAAGCGTCCATCAAATCGCTCCACTACATAATGTGACATCGTTCACTCCTTAGCTCTGCGAGCTACCTCCATTGTATGCTAGGATGCGCCACGCGTCAAGAGTAAAAGCGTAGAAAATGCACAAACCTAGTACAATTACTAGGTTGCCGGCCTGGTAATTAGGCAGGTAATTGTACGGGGCAGGGAGGCCCCCGACGAGCGGGTCCCATCTGCGCGCTTTGACAGTCCAGGTACCTCCGAGCGAGATCCGCCAACCCCAACTTAACCCCAGCCCCAACTAACTGCGCCCTTGACTTTCTCATCTTGAGTGTATGAGGCTCAAGTCTTTGGGTCCCATCCGAGCCTTGCAAGTACCTCTTTGGGTCCCATCCAGCGTGAAGGGATGGTTACGGGTCCCATCTGGCCGGCGCTCGGTCTGAGCGTGTATATATAAGCAGTATGATTATCGACACGATACGCGGCTACCAGGGGACCTCTGGCTGGTTCACCTACATCAACGACTTCACGCGCAAGTCGGATATTACGGATCTTCAGCAGGGCGCGTATGGTGGAGGCGGTGTCGCGGCCCAGACGGACGTGGTTAACGACGACACCACGGACGACACGACTTACGATTGCCGTGGCGGGGTTGTGAAGCTCTTGTCTGGGACGGCGCAGCACTCGATCTTGCAGGTCTTCACCCCGGAGTTCATTCACCTGTTCACAGGCGACGTGGCTGGTCGAAGCTCGTCGACGTATGCCAACGGGCGGAAGATCTTTGTTGCGGCCAGGATCGCCTTGGATGATGCGACGAATGCGGGGTTCACGATCGGGCTGGCCGGGTACAAGGGATCGGACATCGGGCCGACCACGACCGGATACGATGACGTTGGGTTGGTGGCGTTCGAGAAGCCCGGAACGACGAGCGTAGTCATTAGCTATGCGGATGCGCCGGCCAACAGAGCGGCTTACAGTTCGATCTCAAGCGTTCACACCGCGACGCCGAGCTGGGTGGAGTACGGACTGGAGCTTACGACCGACTATTCGGTCAGCGGACGGCTGAACATCTTGCCGTATGTGAATGGAAGTATTGTCGCCTCTGCGAGCAACACCGTGACGGGGGCGCCGGCCAGAGGCAAAGCGTTAGCTCTATGTGTGGCGATTCAGGCAGCGACAGCCGCGCAAAGGTATATGCTGGTTGACTATTTGGCTGTCGCTATGCAAGACTAAGAGCGGCTTGTACTCATGGGCCACAGGCCTCGAAGCCAGGGATGGCGACGGGGCCGATAGAACGCTGGCAGCGCATGGAAATTATCTTGGCCGTTCAGTTGATGGTTGCGGTTATAGCGGTTGTCCTTGCGGTGTCGGCCAAGGAGAAAATGATGTCGAATTTTGATGAACTGAACGCTAAGTTAGATGCGATCCAGGCCGTTGTCCAGAATGTGGCAGCAGACGTAGCCGATCTGATCGCGCTGCTGAATAACGCTGGGAACATTCCGCAAGAGATCATGGACAAAGTGGACTCGATCAAGGCGAGCCTTGACGGGATCGACGCCGAGCATTAAGACGCTTTGGGCGGAATAGAGTCCGGGGAGATCCCAGAACAGGTTAGGTTAGGACCTGATTGAACACCGCCCAATCCATTATGGTATCGTAGAAATTAACGAGATCCCCTCTCAATACCAGGTAGCCGCTCCGGTTTGGTCATTCGCCGAGAGCGGCTCCTAGTTTTAAGGGGTCTATTATGTAGGCCGCACCTCCTTCCGGCCTGTAGCTAGTGCCGAACATCGCATAGAGCCTCAGAAATGGGGCTCTTTTTCTGTGCCAGAATAGCCTCGATGAATGCCATACAAGTAGCGGAGTCGTTCCTGGATGTCAGAGAGACGCAAGGCAAGAACCGCAGCGCCGAGATCGACGCCTTCAACCGTTTCGCTGAGGCGACATTAGGCTCGCCGTGGTGCGCCTCGTTCGTGAGCTACTGCCTGAACAAGGCGGGCGCCGGGCCGGATGGATTCAGGTGTCCGTCTACGACGCAGATAAAAGGCTGGGCCAAGCTGAGAGGGCGGTTCTTCAAGGATCCCGATGAACTGCTCAAATGTCATGGCGCCTTATTCGGATGGACGAATCCAGACGGAGTGCACGGACACATCGGGTTCATCGGCCAGCGATACACTGATCTCGACACCGGGAAGGTCGTAGCGATCGGCACGGTCGAGGGGAACACGGACGGCTCGGGCGGGCGCGACGGGGATGGCGTCTATCAAAGGACAAGGTCCCTGGAAGAAGAAGACGCAGACCACGAGTATTGGTTCGTGGATCTGTCTGGAATTCCTGGGTGTGACTACTGGAAACAATAGGGAGATGCTTACTTGGACGCGCTTATGACACAGCCAGGGGTGCCAGGCGGAGAGGATCCGCATCAATTCAATATCAGCCAGCCAGAACTTCAAGTTCTACTCGAAGAAAAATTAGGAGGAATGCTCAAAGCAGCATGGGCCGCAGTCGCGGTCCTTGTGAGTTTAGGGTTCGGGGCGGGAGTCTGGGCCACAAAGCTCGACGCCAGAGTCGAGAAGATCGAGACATGGAAATCGGAGCGCGTAGCGCCGATCGAGGACTATTACAAGTTCCGAGAGGACATTGCCGGCGAGCTTGCGGGGTTTAAGAAGTCCATATCCGCGCTTCAGGAGACCGCCGAGCGCAACGAGGACCGCCTCATACGGCTTATCGAGAAAGTGAAATGAAGAACTGGGCAAGCTCTAAAACCCTTTGGATCGCGATACTGGTCATGGCTATCGGCCTCGCGAACGCGAAGTTCGGCTGGATCAAGGACGCAAACGACCTTTCGATCGTGATATCATCGGTTGGTGCGGCGTTCTACGGGCTAAGGCTGAAAACGTCTAGGCCGGTCGGTTTCCGCAAGGAGGCACAAAATGACAGTCGAAGATCTGGCAAGGATCTGTAACAGCGCTAACGCGGCCTATTGTCTGACGTTAGGCGAGACGCACCAAAAGCCCTGGGAGGAACTCCCGGAGCATCACCAGGAATCCATCATCGAGGGCGTCAATCTGCACCTCGACAAGCCCAAGGCATCGCCGGGCGACTCCCACAACGCGTGGTTCAACTTCAAAATGGAGCATGGGTGGTCCTACGGCCCCGAGATCGACGCGGAAGCCAAGACCCACCCTTGCATGGTCCCGTTTGACCAGCTTCCAGCAGAGCAGGCGGCCAAGGATCACCTTTTCAAGGCCATCTGCAACACCCTTGCCCCGTTTGTGGAGCGGGATGAGCCCTCGGAGGAGTGAATACGAGGAGGTCAACGCCAAAATCGTTGGCCTCAGATCACTCATCAGCGATCAGGCGAAGATCGCGCAGGAAGCGCAGCGCCTGGTCGACCTTCACAAGAAGGAATTAAGGCTTGCGATGGCGAAAATAGAGGTCCTGAAGCAGCTTATCGCAGCCGACGAGGGAGAAATTTTTGAGTAACGATAAATTACTACACTTCAAGCTCACCGGGACGCTCCAATTCAAGAAGAAGCTCTGGTTCATTACGATCGGGCGCTCTAAACCTGTCCAGTTCACAGTCCTGGACGTGCGCCACATCCAAATCGCAGCCCTGCACGACGTTACACTTGAGTCCAATGGCATCAAAGTCGTCATCAAGCCCGAATCAGGTTCGCTTTTCGACCTTGCGTTCCATATTGAGGTCAGCTACCAGGGGACCAAGGTCTACTCGAACAGCGTCACATTCGCGCAGCTTTCCTTAATGAAGGAAGTTGACACCCAGATCGACTTCAAGCCGCTGAATCTCCATGCGGTCATGTCCCTATGGCTGGAGAATGCGCCGATTGCCAATCATTGATGACCTTGATCGCTATTCCTGGCCGGACTTCCCTCAGATCGCCCCGGACGGGCGCCCAATCTCGCTGCCGCAAAGCGATGCGCGGCTCAAGGAGTATGTTCTTTACATCAACGCCCGAGGCTCTCAGGTGTGCGGCGCCCAGAAGCCCAATGGGGAAATATGCAGGTCCAAACCGATCGGGCGTGGCCGGTGCAGGCTCCATAACGGCACGGAGTCACCCAGGGTGGGCCGCGCAAGGCCGGCAATGGTCAGAGACCCCAACAAGGATCTTGGAGCGCTTGAGCGCACGAGATACGGAAACTACCTTCCTAAAGATCTAGCGAAACTATACTTTGAGGAAAGGCAGAATGAAGATTATGTCAGCAGGCGCGACGAGATCTCGGTACTGGTCTCCATGCTCAAGCAAAAGATGGAGGGGCTTTCCGAGGGAGGGACATCAGCGCAGTGGAAATTAGCCAGAGAGCAGGCGTTCGAGCTAAAGAACTCGATGACGGACGGGGTGGGGACGGAGGCGGCGCTGAAACGTCTTATCCAGACCCTTACGGATGGGACCGTGATGATTGCGAAGGAGGAGGATATAAGATCTATTATGATGGACTTAAACCAACTCACGAAGACGGAGATCCTCCTAGCAGAGAAGCAGTCTCAGTTCCTTACCGCGACCCAGGTAATGAATCTGCTCGCTCAGGTGATCGCTGTCATAAGGTATCACGTCGCCGATGAAAGGATCCTCGCCCAAATCTCAGCTTCCATTGCAGGACTCGTTTCTCAAGGGATTGGCCCACGGGTTACAAACGAAGGATAGCTGGGAGAACTGCCTGTGGCCCGCCGAATTCGCTGAGGACACCCCGGAGTGCGCCTACCGATTCCTCATGCAGTGCGAAACATGGAACGAGGCAAACCGCGAGGAAACCACGATACCGGACAAGGAATATATCAGGTGGCTCGTCTGGCACTGGTGGGACACGAGGAGACTTGGAGAGCCGCTCATCATCGAGAAATCGCGCCGAATCATCGTCTCCTGGGTGCTCACTATATTAGATGTGTGGGACGCGGGGCTCAAACCCGCCTCGATCCTCATCGGCGCCAAGAAATACGAGGGGGAGACGGGCTCGCAAGGGTTCGTTTGGCGTTGCTGGTTCGTCTATGACAAGCTCCGCTCGAAATTCGCGCACTGGCCGAAGCTCACGAAGCCAAATACGTTAGGGAACGTAACGATTCACGCGCTGGAGAAGCTCGTTTTCCCAAATGGGTCCAAGATAGAGTGCGTCAACTCAGACGGCGAGGCGTTCCGAGGAGCAGGAACCACCAGAGCCCGCGCAGAGGAGCTTTCGAGCTACGCGCATGCCTCTCACACCTTCGGACAGGCGATCGTGGTCTGCCAGGGTGCGCCAGATAGGCCAGGCGGCCACCCGGTAGCGGTTTGCAACGCCTCTCCTGACCCCGACTGGCAAGACCTAAAGGCAGGGCCGGATGAGCAGCACACGCAGGAAGACTGGCCGAGAACCCCCTTTGGGTGCGAGGTCTATAAGACATTTTCGGGCGCTCGCAGGTGCAGAATCCATTACACGGCGGACCCAGAAAAGAGATCGGCGGCGTGGAAGGCAAGAGCCAGAGTCGGCATCCCGGACCAGGAATGGAACCGCGAAATGGAACTGGACGACAGGATCTATGACGGGCTTCCCGTCTATCCGACGTTCGTCGACAAGGTTCACTGCCCAGCCAGATTCCATAAGGAGAAGATGCCCTACATCCCAGGGTCTTTGCTTATAGGAGGGTGGGACTGCGGCACCGCTGGGCTTCGGCTTGCGTTTTCCCTCCTTCAGATCACTCCGCATTCACGCCAGATTCAGCTTCTGCTAGAGGTGGCCCCGTGGCAGCCGACTTCGATGGAGATCATGGCGCCTGCGGTCATCGAGACCCTCAGACTGCACTACCCGAACCTCGTCCACCTCATCAGACATGTGGGGGACCAGACCGTCATCAACCATCAGGGCGCAACATCAAAGTCATCCTATGAGGTGGCGATGGAGCACGGAATTACGATCAAGCCAGCGTCAAACAACTGGCACAAGAGGCACTCATCCGTTGACTGGGCGCTCTCGGACATGATTACGGAGACAGCGCCAAGGTTCGTGGTATGCCAGCACCTTGCGCCCGTGGCGGCGGAGGCGCTCCGAGGCGGCTTCCAGTGGAAGAAGAACCCTCACCAGGCCCAAACCGGGGCCGCGACGGTCGTGATGAAGCCGATCAAGAACATGTACAGCCACATCGCCGACGCCATTCAGTACGGAGTGATGACAGCGAAATCATTCATCGAGCAATACAGCGGTCAAACCACCCAGTACAATAGGTTCGATCCAGACGACAGGGCGTTTATGGAGGACATTTATGGATAGAAGCGACGTGATTCTCGGCTCTGGCTTTATGCCGGCATCTCCCGACCTGGAATCGGCCAAAAGAGCGTTCAGGATGCTCAGGGGGAAAATCGCGGTGGAGTGCGATGAACACAATGGCACCTACAACGACTCGATCTTACTGCCGGATGAGGTCATGGAGAAGGAGCGTCCCGACACCGGCACCGTGATCTCCGAAAACCTCGCTTATTTTGTTCAGGACAATCGAGCCCGCAAGGACTTGCACGTCGGAGACAGAGTCCACATGGCCCCTTACACCGGGAAGACGATCGAAAATGCTCGAATTGGCTCCTATTCAAGCAATGGATGGGTCAGAATGTTTGGCATAGCCACCGAACAAAAGCACGCGATGGCAAACGAGGTAGTTTTGGAACCATACGATGAAGTAGTTGTCTCGAAGATGGTCGGAACGGAGATCGTCCCCACCGGAAAGAACGTTCTTATCGCACGCGATGCAAAGAAGGAGATGATTGGTGGGATCTACCTGCCCGACGACGAGAAATATCGCGATCATCGCGGGGTTATCCAGGCGATAGGCCCGCACGTCACAGAGGTCAGCGTGGGGCAAACGGTCGTCTATCATGCTGGAGGAATCCTCGACTACAGCTTTTATCGCCCAGGATGGGCGCTGATCCGCGAGGAAAACATCTACTGTGTCATCGAAAACGAAGATTAGGAAGTTAGGAACAGCGCTCAGGCAGGCAAAGGCTCCGAAAGAGCCCTGGAAGTCAGCGGTCGATAGCGTAGAAAAGCGCAACGCGATCGCGGCGAAGCTCTGCACCGAAATCGCCGCCGCCCAGCAATCAAAATCCGCGCTGGAGCAGCGCTGGGACGAGAACGAGAAGATTTATCGCAACGAGCCTCCCCGCAGAAGCAACAAGCCGTTCGCGAACGCCGCAGACCTTCACATCCCGCTCGTTCAGCCCAGAATCGATGGCCTGGACTCCAAGCTCTCGACCATGATCCTGGGTATGAACCCGTGGTTCAAGGTTGGCTCGCAGCAGCCAGCGCAAGGCGAGGCCGATCTTCACGAGCGGTGCCTTCAGTTCATTTTGGAGCAGGCAGGGTTCGGAGAACACCTAAGCGTATCGACGAAGAACTGCGCGAGGCACGGCCTGAGCATATGGCGCGTCAAGTTCGAGGCTAGGGCCAGGGGCTATTATGCCGGCCAGGACTATGAGTCCGGCATTCCGGCAGGGGACGCCCAGTTCGTAGGCGTTGGATTCGATGTTATCCACCCGAAGAAGTTCGTCGTTTACCCCCTCAACGGCGTCAAAGCCGTTCAGCAGGCCAAATTCGTCGGCCACAGCTATTACTTGCGCGTGCAGGAGATCCGCGAGGAAATTAAGCGTGGCTGGTTCATCGAGGACGAGCGCGAGGTTCGCGGCGGCGACTATGAGCAGGAGAAAGAGGCCGGAAGATCCCGGCAGTGGTCGAGAGTCGAGGAATCGAACATCGTAGATCAGGCCGATGAGTCCGTGGAGATCTACCACCTCGTCTGCAAGCTCGACCTTAACGATGACGGATTCGAGGAATATTACGAGATCGACGTGGCCTACAACGACCAGGCTATCCTGAGGATCGAGCCTTACCACTACTACAGGCCGAACTATTTCGTCACAAGAATGCACATCGAGGAAGGATTCTGGCCCTCAAACAGCGTCGCCCAGAACCTTCAGGGCCTTCAGAAGTCGCTCAACTCGATGATGAATATGTACATCGACACCCAGTACATGAACGCCTTCCCGCCGCTTTTCGCGCCCAAGGGCTCGATGCCAGGGAAGATTAAGTACGGGTATGGAGAGGTCGTCGAGGTCGATGGGCCACTTCCCCCGCAGCCCCAGCTTGGAAGGTCGGATCTTGCAGAGGTGCCTTTCGCCATACAATATATAGAGGACAAGGCCGACTCCGCCTCCAGGGTGTCGCGAACCACTTCGTCCCAGCAGTTCAGGCCGAACACGACCGCATCGGAGGTCAACGTCGTCGCGGGAGACCAGGCGGTCGGGCTTTCCGACTATGCGCTCAAATATGCGGGCGGGCTTGCCGAGATCGCGAAGTTTGTGATGGCTCTTGTCAAGGTCCACTTCGAGATGATCCAGGAAGCGCACGGGCCCGAGGCAGTCTTCAAGAGTGAGGACGAGATCAACGAGCGCATGACCTATCGCCTCGCGGCGATTGGGCCGGACATCTCCAAACAGCAACAGTTCATGGCGGCGATGCAGATCGCTCAGTTAATGATGCCCGACCCGGAGACCGGAATCGACCACTATGAACTCGCGCAAAGGGCAATCGCTGCCAGCGGCCTTGCGGAGCCGACCACGATTCAGAAGCCCAAAGAACAGACCCAGGCTGAGATCCAGCAGATGCAGCAGCAGCAGATGGAAATGCAGCGACAGCAGATGGAGGCAGAGCAACAGGCACAGCAACAGCAAGCCGCCATGAAACAGCAAGAGCTTCAAATGAAGCTACAGATCGAACGCGAAAAAGGCGACAGGGAAGATGCGAGGACCGCATCACAGGAGGGAAACAATGGCCCAACATCGGCTGACCTTGCAGGACTTATTCCTCTCGGAGGCTTGGGGCGAGGTTCTTAAGTGGGCGCAGAGACGATCGGATTCATGCAAGGACATGCTTTCCCGCGCAAACCCCACAGACGCCGTATTCATCGCAGGTTTGCAGGCGGAGATCAGACTTTTAAGGATGATGTCCGAGGATGGCTTCGAGCGAGCAGTAATGAAGGAGGAAGATAATGGATGACGACATCATAATCGACGACGAAGGCGAAGGCCAAGATATCCAGGAGCCAGAGGCCCCACAGGAGCTTACCGACCAGGAGCGGCTCGCGGCGGCGCAATATATCGCGCAGTCCCACGGGTACAAACTTGTGCCGGATGCCCAAGAGCCGGAGGAGCCGGAGCAGCCATCGGACGACGTATACATCCCGGGCACGAAGGAGGAATTTCAGCGTGCGGTCGAAGAAAAGGCACTTCAGGTCACAGGCCCAGTTCTGCGGCAGACGTGGCTTCAAGCGGCGATGTCAGCCGAGCCAGATATGCCTGACTCGATCAAGAAGGAACTCAAAGAGTTCGCGGAGAAGGCTCCGATACAGAACGTCAAGAACTCGCTGGATACGAGGGATTTTGAGCCCTTCATCAAGGCGAAGATGTTCGACTACGTAAAGACGGCGGCTCAAAAGGGTGAGCTTGGGAACCTCGGCTGGGCTCCGGTCCAAGGCGCCGGGCCTCTCATGTCGCCTCAAGAGGTCGAGGAGATCCAGTCTTTCAAGAAGGCGTTCCCAGAACTTGCGGGGAACCCAAAATTCTCAGACGCAGAGCTACTCAAGGAAATACGAAGGCAAAATGGCTAAAGCAAACAGCACGGAAAGAACGGTATTTGAAGGCCCGCGAAGATTCCAAGCCCCGCTAAGGACCCCCCCGGACATGCACTGCGTCCTTGTGGAGCGATCGGACGAGGTAGCGGTCAGATCCTATATGGCAAGCGGTTACGTTGAGATCAAGCCCGAGGAAGGTGACCCGACCGACACTAAGCAGCTTATCATGCTTGGGGTCCCAAAGAAAGAGTGGGACAATTGGAAAGCTGGGCACGACGCAGAAATCAAGAAAGCGCTCTACGGAGAGAAGAAAGTGGAAATGGGCGAAGTCGGTGTCGAGGGCGTATCTACAACAGAACGCGGAGACGCGATCTCGATCGAGAAGTTTGGGAAATCGCTCCCATCCGATGAGAAGACCGATCCGCCAGAGTAACAATTATGGCGACCGTAACACTCCAGAACTGGTACCGCACAAGGGGCGGAATTACTTCGGTGAAGAAATTCACGGTGAAGACATCTCAAACGCTGGCTCGATACGATTGGGTCATCTTTGACCTTACGGCAGGCACAGTAGAGATCGCCGCTGCCGCAGGAGCGGACGTTGCAGCCTCAAAGACGTGTGCTGGGAGGATTCTTGAGCCGACCACTTCTGCCGCTGCTAGCACCAAGGTTCTCGTTGAGTGCCCAAATGTGGACACGGAATATTTGATCCCAACAAGCAACGATTCGACGCCGCTCGCATCATCGCTGGCTCATATTGGGAACACATACGGGCTTCGCAACATTAGCGGGACCTGGGTAGTCAATCAGAACCAGACGACCGCTAACCAGATGTACTTCAGAGTTATTGAGTACGACCCCTCGTACAACATCGGCGACACCAACCACCCGGCTTGGTGCCGTATCGTTCCTGGAAGGTTCCTAAACTAAGACAATGCCGTACACCACACAGACAATTAGCAACCTGCATCGCGTTGGACTCAAGGAGATCATTGATCTCCACGAGAAGGAAGCGGTCAAGCAGTACACGGATCTCGTCGGGGATGAAGTCAACACCCGGCAGGCGTTTGAGCGGTTCTACCAGATCAGCGACTTCGGGGTCGGCCTTCCGACGACTGAAGGCAACGGCGTTGTGTTTGACGCGCTGCTCCCAGGCAACCAGCTTGACGTGTATCCGGTCATGCGAACGACCGGCTTCTCGATCACGAAGCAGGCCCAGTACACCGACTTCTATGGCGTCCTGAAGCGTAACACGAAGAAGATGGCGACCGCGATGACCAAGACATTGGAACTTGTCGTCGCCAACTACTTCTATAACGGCTTTACCGACACCACGACGATCGACTCTGTGTCGCTATTTTCTACGGCCCACCCGCTTGCGACCGGGACGATCTCCAACAGGCCGTCGACCGAGCTTGCGTTTGGCTTCCTTAACCTGGAATCCGAGATGCAGCAACTTCGTCAGCAGAAGACTCACCGTGGCCTTCCGATGCCGTTCGCTGGAGGGCTCAAGGTCGTTATCCCCGGCGCACTTGAAGGCACGGGTCGCCGCGTCATGCAGTCCTCTGGCATGGCCGGCACGAACGACAACGACGTGAACTGGGTGAAGACCCGAACGCAGCTTGTCATCAACGACTATATGTCGTTCAACTCGACGACCGCTTGGTACCTGCTTCCTGCAGACAACTCGCTGAACCCGGTGCGCATCATGCGCAGAATCCCCAGGTTTACCGAGGACGACTACGATATTCGGTACCAGAAGTTCCTGATGACGATGGGCGAGGAATACGCGGTCTTCCACGCAGACTTCCGCAACACTCGCGGCACGCTCGGAGCGTAACACATGGCAAAGGGTCAAACTGGGAAATGGGTCGAGGGTCGTCGCAAGACGCATTTGCTTCTTGAGGCGGCCCAAAGCGCCGAGCCAATCGAGTTCTTCTTCGAGACTGCGACCTTGACCTCAGCGGCAGCGGCTACCGCTGTCAATATTCTTTCTGACGCTAGGGTTGGCGCAGGCCGAAAGGTCTATCTGCTTGGGTATATCGCTAAGGTGAACGGCGCGACGAACTGGGCAACTACGGCCAATATCAAGATTCAGGATACCAATAGCTCTGCTGTAGACTTCATCACGACCACGGTCAACGCCGCAACTACCAATGGTAACGTCGTGTCATTCCTTGGGTCTAACTCAAACGTTGCAGCCGGCGCAGGTATGGTCCCTACCCCTGGCGGGACGCTTGGGAAGGGGCTTCAAGTCAAGGCGGATGCAAACGGGACAGGCTCGGATTACGTTGTTACAGTCTGGGGGATCATAAAGTAGGCTAACACCGTGCCCTACTACTGGACCGAGGAGCGATTTGGATCGGCTGTCTCCACATATGAGGGGTCAGCCGATGTTCATTGGACTGGGGCATCCAACATCTATTCCAATGATGGGGCCTATGCAAGGCGAGGCGGTCCATGCACGTCTTTCGTGCTTTACGGCACATCCTTCGTAAGTTACATCTGGGTCTCTGGGTTCGGGTTCAGCGTGCCATCGAACGCTATCATCACCGGGGTCCGCGTAAGGTTCAAGGGCGGAACAAGATTCTGGAACGTCGGCTGCGATGCCAATTCATACGCCACGACGATCCGCGTCGGAAGAAAGACCTCCTCGACGCCGACATGGGACGCGGTTTACTACGCCTCGGACAATTCCGCTCCAAACACGATTAACGAGTGGCTGGCGGAGTCCACGACGGGGACCTCGACCGCGCTCAGTTACTCCCAGGTCGTTACCTTCCCGATCGAAAGCGGAGCTTCCACCACCGGGGCGGCAACCTACGCGCATGTGAATTCTTCTGATTGGGGGGTTCTCCTCTCCAAATCGCAAAGCGAGGTCGGATACGAGCTTTTCGACTTCGTGTCTCTCCAGATTCAATACTATATTGAGGCGGTGGAGATTACGGCGCAGGCAGAGATTACGCTGAGCGATACATTTAGGCTATCGGCCCTCGGTAGCTACACCGATATAGACACCGACCCTCCTACGACTATCGGGTCTATCTACCTTGTCGCTGAGGCGGACATTGAGTTAGAGCGTGGCAGCGACTATTCGGGAGCGTGGACGCTCTTGGTCTCGCCGCCAACAATAGAAGGGATTGATGCGATGCTCACACGCGATCAATTCAGGTTTACTGAGACGTCTCCATTTAGGTTCGTGAAACCGACTTCAATCGACGACACGATCGGTGGCGTCTATGACAAGAGGACTGGATACTGGTTCCCTAAGCGAAAGGCCAGAAAAGGATCTGGTGACTTCTTTGACGAGGAATAAATGGCGGCAGCTTCAGATTATTTAGAAGACATCCTATTCAACTGGTACTTCAGGGGCGTCGCTCACACCCCTCCAACCACGTTCTACGTAGGGCTGTTCACAGTCGCGCCTACTGATGCTGGTGGAGGCACCGAAGTGACTGGGGGCGGGTACGCGAGAGTTGCGATAACGAGGGCAGCGGGGTCATGGACGGCGGCGAGTGGGGGAAACGGCTCTGGCACAAACGTAAGCGCTTTGTCCTATGGGACAACCTCTGGAGTTTGGGGGACGGTCGTAGCTTTCGGCATCTTCGATGCAGCCTCCGCTGGGAACCTGCTCATCTGGGACACGGTAGGCCCATACACGATCGGGAGCGGCACAACCGTAGCGATCCCTGCGAATTCTCTTGGGCTGAGGTTTAGCTAATGCCGGATACCGTATCCGATGTGATTACCTGGGCCCGCAGAGGCTTCCCGGCTCTCGATCGGGACGCGGCTGAAAGATTCGCTAACAGGGTTAACCGAGACCTCCATATGTCGGTGCCGGTGAATCTTGTCGACAGGTACATCTCGCTCACATCGGGGACCTCAAAGTACGCGCTCGACTCAAAGGACCTGCGGGTGTGGAAGGTCATTTATGAGGCGTCCGCGACATCTAGGTGGGAGCTTGAGGCAACCAGATTTGATAACATGGACTCAGACGATCCGCTGTGGGAGTATCTTGAGAACTCGACCCCATCTCAGTGGATGATCTATCCAGACTCTGGCACTCTTAAAATCTGCCTTTCTCCGACCCCTTCAACATCTACCTCGGGGACGTATCCAAGACTTAAGTACCGCGTTAGCCAGGTGCCGGCAGACCTCGACGACGGAACCTCAACGGCCCTACCGACCGCCATCTTCACGTCGGACGCCTACGTCAATGGCATTAGGTATTTTTACGCGCTTGAGGAGCGCAGGTCGGACCTCGCCACCCTTGAGGCGGCCTATCTGAAGTCTAAGGGCGAAAACCTTGCGTACTTCAACCAGCTTGCAGGTCCAGAAGCCCGCCCAAGGTTCGAGCTTAATTCGTCCTACGATGACTCGGTGATTTAATGAAGCAACTGCTGCCGCTATACAACCCACGGACAGCCCCGTTCATGGGGGAGACGACAGCGATGAGTTCAATGGCGCTTGGAGACGGGCATTGGGCATCGGCGGTCAACGTCAATTCAGATGGAGACGTTATGCGCGTCAGGTATGGCGCAAGAGCGGTTCAAGCCACCTCTCCCCTCACGGGAGCGACCTTCGTGGGCGCATGGAGCGGTGGGATGAACGGAGAGGCGGTGGTGCTCGGCGCCTGGTCGCTTAACTCTCTCACCTACATCTACAAGCTGAACCTAGACACTGGCGCATGGACGGAGATCACGGAGCATAACGGGAAGTACGGTCGGAGCCGCATGACCGGGTACACCTCGGTGAGTTACGCCGTGGTCAGAGACAAGACGACCATCTCTGGCGAGGCGATGGAATACGTCGTCATCCAAAACGGCGTCGACTACCCAAGGGTGTGGGACGGTTCTCAAATGTCCGTCCACAAGCCAATCACGATTCCTTCGCGCAAGATCGCAAGAACAGTGTTCAGGCCGGCCACCGTCTTGAGTAAGCCGTATGAAGGCGTCAGGGTGAACAGCAGCCCCAATTTCGCATGGAGCCAACCAAACGCCAAGGACGGCACAGCCAAGCTCACATACACAGGGTCGGCAACCACAGGAAATTATGCCTACCTAATTCCAGACACGAGGAACCTCTACGGGAACACCGGCAAGCATATGATGCTTGGCATCGTCACGAACGACTGGGAGAGCTTCCTTAACGACATCAAGATCGTTGGGTGGTACTCAAACGTTGACCCGTTTGCATCCTCGACGAAGGCCACGATCACAGTCTACGACGCGTCGACGGACCCACAGCCGCTCATCATTCCGCTGAACGATGACTCCAGCGCATATCTTGCGGTGTTCGATGTCGAGGCAAGACTCGCGGACGTGACATCCGTTCACCTGAACTGGCCCCCGCTTTGGCTCAGAGGGCTGATCTTCTATTTCCAGCCAGCAGACCCAACCTCCATCGGATCAGGCGGAAGCGTCGAGATCACGCTTATGGCCCAGGGCGGGACTGTCCAAGGCGGCACCCAGTTCGCGATGTCGTACATGAACTCAGGCAGTCGTGCCGAGTCCCCATCAGTGGTCACGCCAAACGTGACGCTCACGAGCATTAGGACCACGATACCGGCATCTAGTGGAGGGTCTTATAAGACGGAGAAACTCCCGATCAGGGAAGACCTCTACTATAACTGCCTGCTGAATTGCTCGATCCCAACAATGGCCGACATCAACGCTGGGGTCGATACCACGGTGGCGTACAAGCAGCGTCCTGGGTCAGCAGACTTCTATGAGTCAAAGGCGTACACTCACGCCACATGGAGTGGCTATTCCTGGACGCCGGCGACGACGCCTGGGAGGCAAGCTGAGTACGCCAACGACGACGAGGACGGGCTACCTCTCATCGCGCCTGACGGGTACCACCTCCCAGTGCCCATCGCAAACGTCATTACCGCTTCGGGGGAGAGGCTTGTGTGCGGCCAGGTGCGAGACTCGATCACGGACACCCTTACCCACGGAGAGGTATGGATCTCTGAGGATGGGAGGCCGTTTAGGTTCAGGTCGGTTATTCGGTACCTCGACCAGAACGTCCCCGACTACTCCTCCCCAGTGCGCGTCAGTTTTGGCGGCGAGAAAGTTCAGGCAGTAAAATCACTTTCGGGCACTCTTTTGGGGGTGGATTCAATCAATGTCTTCACAGACTCAAGCTATTATGTCCTTGACGGGGCCGACAGTTTCCAATTGTCCCGCCCTCGGCGTGTGGCTAATCTGGGAACTCCTTCTGGAAGAAGTATCGCCTACCATCAAAACACGATGTACTGGCTCGACTCAGAGCGACAAATTAGGCGAAATAGCCCTGAAGTCTCTCCTGTCTCAAGACATCGTACTGACGATCAACTAATCAACGCCGCCTCGGTGACAGGGGCCTGCGCCGCATTCTTCAAGGACAGGTACTACCTCGCCTATACCGCGCAAGGGGCGGACCTTAGAAAGCGCGTGATGGTCTACGATGAGCGGGCCGACAAATTCACTTCGCACGCCTATCCGTTTGAGATAGACCAGTTCGTCTACGTCGACACCAGGGGCACGTTCCTGCCAAATTATAAGAGGATGCTGCTCGCATTCACCCCTACCGGCGCGTGCTATGAGCTTGAGAACTCGTCCCAGGCGACGGACGCCGGCACCGCCATCGCAGTCACGCTTAAGCCTAGAGAGATTCACTTCGATGGGTGGAAGACCTTCACTCTTGGGCGCGTTGGCATCGTTTGCGATGACGCAGCGGCATCTACGCTCTCTGTTGCGCGGGCGTTCAAGCCCTCTGGGTCGGCGTCGTCCGCCATCAGCCTCGATGTCACATCAGGTGGAGTGTATCGCTGGGACAAGGACACGTACAACAACCCCGCTGGAGGGGTCGGAGTGGCTTGCCAGATAACGCTATCTGGGAACGTTGTCGGCGGAACCACCATCTACTCGATCGTGACGGAGATCGAGGAGGCCGCAGAGGACGCCGATGTTGAGTGACCCGGCGATCAGGGCGGACATCGCGGCACTCGCCTCGAAGATCAACAGGATCGAGACGAAGCTGAGGGAGCCGAGGGCTAAACCTCAGCAGTTCACCCTTGAGGCCCGCAAGCCTGCAAAGCTCACGAGTCCAGAAACGTTTGCGGGCGTATATACTAGCAGTGAGATCGACGCACTGAGAGCGGACCTGGTGGCCGTGTCAACCTGCCTCAGCCGCCTAATTGATCTCCTGGCTGGTAAAAATGCTTAATGTAGCGCCCGTTCCTCCTAAGCCCAAATACGGAATCGCAAGTCTCAACCCAGGCTCAAGGGGCCTTGGAGATGACGTTAAAAGAGCGATCCTGGCAGATTACGTGCCTCAGCTTGGCGCAGAGTTCGGCCAGTACAAGGAACTTTTCCCGCAACTTCTGTCGGCTAGAAAGACCGCTTTCGGGCTTGGCAAAAGGGCATTGGCGGACCTTTCTCCTGGAGGTGTTCAGGGGACGATCGATCGCTACCGGGCCACCGCTACAGGGAATGCAAGCAGGATTGGGAGATTGGCGCAGAACGCGCTTATGGGCGCCGGGGTTCGGGGAGGGGCCGCTCTTGGCGGGGCCAACATTGAAGCCCTGAACAACGCTCAGTCGGCCACGAACAACTTCGCCGCAGACCAGATGGGGCCAGAAGCAGACCTTCAGCGGTATCAGGCGATTCAGCAAATCATGGATCAGATGGGCGGAAATGCCGATCCAGAACTTGCTCAGATGCTGTTCTCGCTGGCGTCGAACACCCCGTATAAGAAGCGTGGAGGCATCAATCTTGGGCAGATCGTCGGGACCGGATTGCAAGCCGCTGGCATGGCTGGCGGCATGGGGTGGAAACCGTTCTAATGATTAACCCTAACATGCTCATCGCGGCTAGAATAGCGCAGAACCCTCAGGGGGCCTTTGGAGACGCGGCTACGCGCATGGTCCAGCCGGACGTGGACCGGCTACTCAAGCTGGTCGGAACGCCTGCGCCAGTTCAGAAGCGCACGCTCGGCAAGGGGCAGGGATGGTTTATGACCCTGGCTCCGCTTGTCGCCAAGCTGCTAGGGGCTTCGGACCAGGACGTGCACGGATTCCTGCAAAGCTACGGCAGCGGAATCCAGAATCAGCAGGACTCTGATTTCGCCGCTCAACAGGCCCAGAGGGAAGCACAACTAAACGCCGCCAAGCTCGCATTGCAGTTCAAGCAGCACGACGCAGATCGTCTCGACTCGATTGGGGAGAGGATCGCCACCGGGAATCTCCAGAACAAGATGATGCTGATGAAGCACCAGCTTGACATGGAAGGAGACGCGACTGCGAGTGAAGCCAATCTCCGAAGGCAGTTGGAGCTAGAGGCGCAGAAGACGATGATGGACCCTATTAAGGGGGTACCAGAGAAGATGAACGCGCTTTCTATCCTCCAGTCGCTTGGCAAGTACACTCCGAAGTCGCCTGGGGAGGTCGTCAATAAGGCGCAGGGCGGATGGAAGGCTCAGGCTGGTCAGGAAAAGGTCCAGCAGGACTGGGTAAAAGTCGGCAACGACACTAAAAAGGCCGACGCTCTCGTGGCTTCGTACATGAGCAAGAAAGGGCTCACTGACGCTCAGGCGACTTTGATAAATAACCGCGTCAGAGACTTCCCGGACGAGTTCAAACTCGATAAGGCAAAGACAGAGGCGCAGATTGAGAAGATCAAGGCTGAGACGGACAAGGCTGCTCGTTGGCAACCGCCAGCCGGCAGGGCAGGGGCCGCAGGCAGTTCGACGACTGGAGGCTCAATAAAGCCCATGACCACATCCCAGGCTCTTGCGGCTAGGCGCGAGGCCCGAATCCGATTGCAGCCGATTTATAAGCAGGCGATTGAGACCAACCAGAAGGCCATCAATAAACTCCAATCACAGATTGACATGATTACGAGGTCTCAAATGGCTGGCTGGGAGATGATAGCCAAGGACCTAACTGAGCGTCGAGACGCGATTAAGTTCGACCTGGATAGGCTTACTAAGGAATACTTCGATCGCGTGGAGAATTCCGCTGGCGACATTACGAAGCCGCTTCAGCCGACTGCGCCCGTTAACCCTACGCCCGGAGTTAACCCAACTGGGGCAATCGGAACAGGCAGAGGGGTATCGAAGAAGGGATGGAAGTAGGGCATGTCCCTCGACTCAATCCTTGCGCAGGAGCTAGCTAAGCTCAAGGCCGGGCAGGGTCGCCCTATTCGCGGCGCCAACCCGCTAGGGAAAGCGCTTGCCTCACCGTCTGACAAGGCGATGATGGAGTCCGGGGACACAGCAATCGCCAAGCGATCAGGAAAGCTAAAGACCGACACCTACAACCCCACTTCGGTATCGGCGAAAAGAGCGACCCAGAAGGGAACGCTGGAGTACGCCATGCAGGTGTTTGATCGGTTGCACCCCTCGGCGGATCAAGATACCCGATCAGCAGCGCTCAGCTACGTTTGGGCCAGAAGCGGCGGAGATCCCGATAAGGTGAGTCCGTCTATTGCGGCAACGGCAGCGAAGCTGGCTAAGAGCAATCCGCAAGAGCTATTCCGAGTTGGCGACGCGTACCGAACTGAGCGATCTCAGCGGGCTTACGACGAGACCCCAAATGTGGATCCTGTGACGGGCGCGTTCATCAGGCCGCCCGCCCCAAGGCAGATCTCAGGGCCTAACGCAACCGATGTTCCAAATGATGAAGCGGCAGCATCATACGCGAGGTCTAACCCAGCGGAGTATTCAGGCGCTCCCGATATGCGCCCACCAGTTCCAGCAGCGGTCTCCGACTCTATTAAGTGGCTGTCAGAAGGGCTTCTAGGAAAAGAGGTCGGAGGAGCAGTAGCTCCGCTAGTAGACCCAGTCTCCCAGGTCGATTTTGTCGGCAAGCAGATCCCAGAGATGGCGAAGCTGGCGATGACCCCAGAGGGGAGATCCCAGCTTGCGTCGATGGCAAAAGAGTCGCTGCTCTCATGGGCCGATCCGAACGCGCCGCTGGAGAGCCGAATATCTTCTGGGATTAATCTATCGCTGGCTTTGATAGGGGCTCCGCACCTTCTCAAGACGATCAAGGGCGCGCCTGCCGCGCTCAGAGAGGCGTCCGCACTCCTTAGCGAATCTCCAGACGTTTCCACATCGGCGCTCGGGAAGCAGGCTCAGGCTTTGCTGAAGGGCGGCGCCGGCTACTCCAAGGCTCCACTTGGGTTCGATATTCAGGGGTCGATCGACGCCGCGCTGAAGTCAGGCGACGCGACGACGGTATCCCTTGCGAGGAACGTCGCAGCTAAAGAGGCGGCCAAGAATTTCGGGTTAAGCGAAAAATCAGCAAGAGATATGGTTGACGTTACCATCCGAGATACAATGAAGCGGATGGGAATGAATGACCGCACGATCATCGCTGACGCCGGCGTTACGCCGGACACTCCGAGTGAAATTGCAGCCAAGGCTGAAGCCGAAAAAGTCGCCAAGCAAGCAGCAAAAGAGGCGAAGGCCACAGTGGCCAGGCCAAAGGCTGCCGCAAAGCCGAAGAAGACTTCGACCGAAACTCCGGTCGTCGCAACGCCTAAACAGGAGGTGAAACCAGTTGGGCAAGAAAAGCAAGCCAAAGCCAATGGGCAAGGGCGGCAAAAAGGGCTGCTGAGCAGCAATGACTCGTCGACTCCGGCTGTTGAGACTGTCGCACGCAAGACCGCAGCCGGAACCACCCAGGAAGCGCCTACGTTATCAGTCGGCGCCAAGGTTTCGCACCCTGAATATGGCGAGGGGGAGATCGTCAGTAAGCAGCCGAATGGGATGCTGGAAATGGCGATCGGAGGCGACAAGTCAAACACGGCGATTGTTCCAAAGAAAGAGCTATCCTTACTAGGTGAGGCTGGGAACCGGGCACAAAAGCAGGCTCCAGAGCCGGTCGCTGGGGGCGCAAAAGTAAGTCCTGACTCTGGTGAAACAAATCCAGCGAGCCAGCCCTCTACTTCTGATTTTAAGCCAAACGGAGAATGGTACGCACCATATGTAAAGCCGAGGGGGTTCGATAGGCGGTCTTATAGCGTCGGGACTAAGGTTGGCGCGGCAAGAGCATTAGGGCTTCCAGACAACTCGTTCATGGGCCTTACCTATGACGAATTCGGCAAGTTCTTTCAGGATTGGAAGAAGCACACCGGCGAGGACCACTTGCCTCACTCGGATGCTTACAATTTGAACCTTAATGCGCCTTCCGAGCCGAAAGCCCCCCAAACTCCCCAAACTCCGAAGGCGGCGGAGTCTGCCGCTCCCGATGTCTCGTCCGATGTCGCGGGGAATGTCGCACAGAAAGAGCCTTGGCAGATGACGGCGGATGAAGCAAAAGGAATAATCCCAACAGCCCTATCCGACGCAGAGGCATATGCTAAAGGCCACTCGCTGCCAGCAGAGCAATGGACAACTGAGTTGAAGCCTAGTATAGAAAAGGCTCAAAAAGAGTATGATGCCGCCAGAAAAGAATGGGATCGTGCTCAGATGCCCTCCGAACGACAGCAGCGCAGACTCAAGGATGCCGAGGCTAAGCTAAAAGACCTAAAGGAGCGCGGGGCGAAAGCTCAGGCGGACAATCGGGCCAATGACGACTTCCTGAAAAAGAAAGAGGCAGATTATCTCCTAGCGCATCACCCTGACTTATTTGTGGCTAGGGATAGTTGGCCCTTTTATGTTGGGAGCGAAAGATATTCTCAGTTACATTGGCATAAAGATTCGGTGAAGAAAGCCCTCTCCGAAGGCAAGCCGGTCCCCCCTGAAGTCTTAGCGGACTATCCAGATTTAGCAGCGAAGTACGAGAAAACAACATCGCCCTCAGATAAAGAGCCTTGGCGTTTATTTTCCTCCGAGGGCTACGCCCATCAAATGGGTGCCCCAAAGCCGCACATTACTCTAGGTGACCTATCTGGGGAACAGATGCAGCGAATGTCGGAAAGAGCTAGGCGCGAGTACGCAAAGACCAAGACAGAGGCGAACATCACCGCCAGAAAAGCTCATGAGGAAGCAGTAGCCAAATGGAAGTCAGAACTTTGGGACGCTTATAAGGACGGCAGGTTCACCGTCGAGGACGCGTTTAAGAGTTACAACGAGCATAACACAGACGCATTCTATGAACTTGGCGACAGGTTCCATGAGATTGGGGTCGAATTTAAGAGTCCGTTTAAAATCAGTACGATGGAGCCAGAGGCTCGGTCGGCGTATCTTGCGGACGCAGAGAAGCGCGCGCGGGAGATTCTTGCAGAGCCTAAACCCCAACCAACAAAGGAGGTTGGGGCATCTCATGGGGAGTTTATGCCCACCAGCAACTCTTATGTTGGGCAGAAGTTTTATCACTCGAGGGTAATTGACCCTGAGACGAAAGCCCCAGCAGAATATGTTGTCACCAAAATCGCTAAGGGGAATGTGTACTACAAGCCTATTGGCGGGGGGAAATCTGAATACATAGCTCAGGGGAGGTTTGACAGTATCGCGAGAGTCAAACGGCCTGCGGCTAAATCGCCTCTCGCCCCTCCGACTTCTGATACTCATGCTACAGTCCCGGCAAAAGATCTATTCACTTCGGACCCTGTGACCGGGCACATAGAGTTCAGTCCCCAAGCTGGGGACTGGCAGATACTCGAGTTCGGGAAAAAGGCAGAACAGAACTCTATTGAATATAGCAAGAAGGATTCCCCGAATATCGCGGCAAGGCACCAAGCATTAGCCTATGCCGCTAAAAGAGAACTCGAGCGAAGAAAATCTCTCAGGGAGTACCAACCAACAAAGGAGGTTAAACCAAATGGGCAAGAAGTCAAAACCGAAGCCCCGACCGAACCTCCAGCGACGCACCCCGCTAAGGAGGTCGTAACCAGATCCCCAAAGTCGATCAATGAGGCGAAAGACATCTTCGGGCATGACTCCGACGAATACCTCGCATGGCTCAAGGCACAGCAATCGAAACGCCCTGGAGTCAAACCAGGGTCAAAGCAGCGCGGCGCAGTATCCCCTGTCACCAAAGACGATGTCAGGATCGCCTATGAGATCGGGGCCGTCTATGTAAGGCGCGGCGTAAAGTCTGTCACTGAGTTTGTCGCAAAGATGGCAAGCGAGGTTGGCGACTGGGTGCGACCCCACGCTGCTAGAATGTTCACCGAGATCTCAAAGGGCAACGATCTCGACAAGATGTCCCAGAAGACCTTCAACGCGCTGAGCCACAAGATCGAGAATCCGGCACATGCCGATACTGCCGCGCTCAGGGACGAGCTTGGGTATGACGCATATGATGCGAAGCCGGAGACGGTCAAGCAATGGAAAGCTAAAGCAGCGCAACTCAATGGGCGAGAGCTTCAGATAGCGCAGGACGCGATCGACGACAAGAAGCGGGCGCTCGTGCCGGCAGAGGAGATCGCTCTTGGCAAGAGGCTGAACAAATTTGTCGAGGAGATGGACAAGGCCCAGGCGTCAGGCGATCATGGTGCGTGGCAGTTCGCGCATGACTCCGCTGAGACGATCATGCAGGCGCTCGACAAGAAAGGCTCGGAAGCAGCGCGAGGACTTAGGGCAAGACAGGAATTCGTAAAGGCATCGAGAACGCCGTGGGCGCAGACGCAGAGAGCGAAGGCGGCGAAGGGTGGGGAGTTAACGACCAGGGAGCGGATCCCAATCGAAAACGGAGCCAAGGCCGAGGCTGACATTGCGGCTCAGTCGGAAAAGGCTACGGCTGAACTTAAGAAAATGCGAGCGGAAAGCGCCCTCGATGCCCCTGCAAGAGAGCGGGCGGCCAGGAGGGGCGACATTCAGGCTCGGAGGGCGGCGGCGGCTAAAACGATCAAAACCGAACTCCAGAGACTTCTGGCCGGGCCCGCTGGGATGATACTGGGGGTTGGCGGCGGCGGAGCGGGCGCAGACCTGTCGGCACTCAGGCGTGCGTTCATGGAATACGCGAAGACCTTAGTCGAGGAAGCTCCTATGGCGCTCGGCGATGTCGTGTCGCGCATCACAAAGGATTTCAAACTTGAGAAGACTCAGTTCGACGCCGATTTTCTGATTGACTCGATCGCTAACGAAGGCAGCAGGATGTCGATGTCTGAGGCCGCCAAGAATCGGGCTAGGCTCACGATGGAGGCTAGAAAGGCCGCAGAGGACATTGCGACCAACGCGACGATGCGCACCAAACTCGGCAAGCAGTACGATAAGGTCGTCAAGCGGATCGCGGTGTTGGAGGAGAAGGTTAAGGCCGGGGGCTCGGCGCCAGTTAAGAAGACCCCAGAGGCAGTGCCGGACGCTCTAAAGGAACTTGTCGCCAAGCGCGACGAACTTCAGAAAAAACTGGACGATCTCAACAAGGCCAAGCGACCTCCGAGCGGAGGCGTGACCGAGAAGGGCCTCAGAGAAGCGATTAACCGTCTCACTTCGAGAATTGAGTCGGGAGACTATAGCCGCAAGCCGAAGGGCAAGCCGCAGGTGCCTCCAGAACTTATTGACCTGTACGACCAGAAGAAGTTCCTTGAGAAGGAATTGAATCGAAGGCGAGCCGCTGCGACCGCTGCTCAGCGCCGCGTAGAGAATCTCAAGAAATCCATCTCGGATCTTGAGTCCAGCCTCAAAGACGGAGGGTTCAGGCCGCCAACTAAAAGAGAGCGGGCAAAGTCGGCGGAGATCACCAACCTTGAGATCAAGCTGGCAAGGCTGAAGAAAGAGAACGACCTCAGAATTATGGCGCTCAAGCCGACGCACTGGACCGAGCGCGTGGAGACTATATTCTCAGGGCTTCAGCTATCGAATCCGATGGCGCGAATTAAGGACCTTGCCGGCAACACTGGGAAGTTGGTTCAGGAGTCCGCCATTATGTCCCACGCGAGGTACGGATACCAGGCCGCGATGAAGAAGCTCGTGGCGGACCCTGACTTCACTCCGAGGGGGATCAACCCGATCCGAAAGGGGCAGTTAGACTTGTTCGATGAGCCCTTCTGGTCCCACGTAAAAGAGGAAACGAAGGGCGCGTTCCAGGGAATCGACGTGGACGCGCAGAAGAAATTTGGGTCTGGGACGATTTTCCACGGGGCTGCGGGAGCCACCGACGTGCCGTTCAGAGAGCTTTACAGGAGGGCGTATCTGAGAGACTGGGCCTACGGGAACGCTCAGATGGCGATGCCTGGAGTTAGCCCGAAAGATCCGCAGTTTATGGAGATGGTCAGGGAGTCGATCCGCAACGCTCCTGAGACCGTCGTTCGCGATTCCCATGACTGGTCAGCGCACATGACCTACAACGCGGAGAACATAGCAAGCGTGTGGCGTGCTGCTATTGACCGAGGGCTCAAGCAGTTCCGCGACAAGGAAGCATCCAAGGGAAGGGTAATCACCCCTATTGGCTATGACATGGTTCGCGCTCTGAACAACGCGACGATGCGATTCGGGAAGGTCATCTACAACGTCGGAGTCAATAAGGCCCGTATGAGCCCTGCTGGGCTGATTGAGGGCGGAATGAAATGGGCGCTCGCTGCGGCTAAGTCCCGAAAGGGCGTCAAGATGACGACTTATGACGCCAGGATGCTCAGTGACATCCTTGCGCGTGGCACGATCGGTACCGCTGGCTGGGCTCTTGGGTACTACCTGAAGAAGGCGGGCGTAGATCTTCCGTGGGCCGGCAGGGAAATGGTCGGTATCAAGACGACCCCAGACGGGCAGATCGACTACAAGAACGACGGGACCCCTGCTAGGACAAGCACTAAATTCATTGACCAGGGTGCTGTCGGGGAGATTTCGTCCAACTTGGACGCGGCCATTTTGCTTGGGTGGGCGACCGCATACTACGCGGAGGACCACACAGTAAAACAGCAGTCAAAGAACGTGCCGGACTTAGCAGGAGCCTACACAAAGGCGGTTATGGAGCACATGATTAACCAACCTATGTTCGGGCAAGCTGATCTTCTGGCCGACGTGAATCAGAACGGGGTCGCTTCGGCTGCGGCTAATTTCCTCGTGAACAAGTTCGCCAACCTTGGGTTCATCGCCGAGGCCGCTCGCAGGTCGGACGCGATCAAGGAATATGGCGCAGCGCGAGGGATGGTCTATGACCGACCTGTTAAGGTTGAGAAGAAGCAGGCACTTGGCAGACTTGCTGGAGCGGTGCAGTCAAAGATCCCAGTCAAACGCGGAGAGCTTCCGACCTCAGCCATCCCTGAGCGATGGTAGAGCCTCAGGCGTAGTTACAGTGTGCCTCTGAATAGATTCAATGTCCAAGGCAGACCAGAATTGGTCAATGCCGTGCTCCAGTCTAGCGGGGGGACCGTATCTCTTGCTGGGCACCTTGAAGATGCCTACGGAAACATTATCCCCACCTACGAAGGTGGGACTACCTTTGCGTTAACCGTTACGGCAACAGGGACGATCGGCACCTTCTTCTCCGCGTGGGCTACGGCCACAAGCCAGACTATCACCACGTTCCCAATGAACGCCGTTAGGTTCGTCGTAGAGACGATTACGGGCGGAACGGTCTATATCGGCTACTGCCCGACAGGAGAGGCCGGAACGTCCATCACCAGTGGGCTCACGAGCCTAACGTCTTGCAGGGCGTTCACACCGGGACAGCAGTGCGTGATTGGATGGAACCTAGAACTTGCGTCGGGCGACGGCTCAATCATCAAGGTCGCGGACGTTAGTGCGATACTATCGTCGATCATCGCATCTGGAAGGCTGTACACCACGCAGGCATTCACAGGAAAGCTCCTTACCGGATCTGGGCTATTGGTCTCGGGAGCGGGAATCCTCCAGAGCGTGACCGTTGATGGTCCATGCACCGCGCTTATTATCTACAATGCGGTGTCTGCGGCGGTGGGATATGAGCTTTACGATTCTGGGACAATGGACCTTACCGACGCCACGAGCACTAGACCTCATACCGCCGTAGGCCCGTGGGTCTACACGAACGGAATCTACATCACCGCCACTTCAGCTACGAAGATTTCCGGCGTCTACATCTAATATGCAAGCGTACAGAGAGATGATTTTAGACTGGGGGCCCACCGGGGCTCCGCACTCGCGCATCGACGGGAGGCGCGGCATCAGCTTGCACCAGTGCCAAGACACGGTGGCGATGACTGTGGCCGGGTACACCATGTCGGTCAACTCCAACACGGCATACACTGCGCCTGGGAGAGCGAAGTCGGTAAAGTTGGTGACCGCTACGGCGGCTGCGCTCAATGGCGTTACGATCGACATCGCCGACATCAAAATGCAGGGGCAGATCTGCGCTTTGATTTACGCTAACGGAATCACCGATTCGTACCCATCTGAGTTGTACGGCGTAGGGAGCGGAGTCCCATTTATGGGCAGAATCACGATCTGCACTGGGGGCGTTGCAAACTGCCATTACTGGAGCCAGACCATGAGAAATGGCTGGAACCTGCTTATCGCGACGCCAGGGCAGCACTCAAACACCACTGGCACCGGAGCGGTATTTTCAGACATTGACAAAATCGTCATCCAGTTCTACACGAACGGAGCCTCTGCGTACAACGGTGCGGCTGAGTTCTATATCTGTGATGTGTTCATGGGGCGCAAGCTCGACAGTGGATTTGGGCTGAGGTTTGATGACGAGATCTTAGAGTTTTACACGGACGTGCTTCCGTTGGTTGAGGCTCAGGGGTGGACAGTCTCAATCGCTCACACCCAGGCGTTCACGGCAGCATCGTTTATGACCGATGCGCAGGTTCTTGCGGCAACTAAGAGAGTAGTAAACAGCAAGAACCACGAAGTCGTAAACCACTCGAAGCTGCATGAAAACGATTTCTCTGTTACCGGGTCCTACTCCCAGGCGTACATCTCAGCCTCTTACTCAAACCAGAGAGATAACATCGCCTCGAAATGGGGAGGCAAAGGCACCGAGGCCATTGGGGTTTATCCATATGGGGCCTACGGTGGCTACACGGTCCCCGCGATGCAGGCTTCCGGGATGATCTGCGGCTGGTCGACCTTAAGAGGCGAGGCCAACGTGAACCAGCCTTATAGCCCCCCGGAGATGCTTTCGCTTAACCCGTTCTCGCTCACCGGGTTCAACCCTAACACTGGGGCCGACGTGACGGCAAGTATCGCTCACGCGACTTTGCTCGGCTATGTTGACAACATGATCGCAGCCGGGGGCTGTGGCGCATGGATTGGACATGGAGGAAACTCCACCGGCGGGGCGCTATCGTATTACGAGACCCCAGGGCAGTCGGCAACAGCGAACTACACAGATTTTCTTGCCGGACTGAAGCTCAGAGAGGCCAGGGGGCTGAAAGTCGGCAAGCTGTCAGAAGTGATGAACCTGGCCGTTCACCCTTCTGAGGTCCCGGCGCCAAGATACTCAATCTCCGACATCCCTTCGTGGATGAAGGCGATGATCTACGACATCCAGAACAACGCCTCTTACACGGACACTGGAGGCACTACGACAGCGGTGGCCGGGGATCAGGTCCTTCGCGTGGCAGACTCGTCTGGCCGAGGCTACAACGCCTACTCTACGTCAACTTATGGTCCCAAATTAGCGTCTGCTACCAACAACGGGCGCACGTTCAAATACTTGCGATTCGACTCCAGAGCGAGAGCGATGTGGTACGCCGCTGATGGCACTCCAGGAACCGTGGCTTCATGGCCCGCTGGCCTTACTTCGAGTTACCCGACCACAGTAATCGCGGTATGCAGGATGAACTCCCATACAGAGAACGCGAACCACTTTATAGTTGATCTTCGGGATGCAGCGGGGGCAACTGGGGGAGTTCTGTACAAGAGGAATGTCGCAGGGGCGTCCAATGATACATTCGCTATCTATAACGGTGGAAGCCCGATAGCGATGGATGGCACGGCGATCACGCCAGATGCAATGGCGGCTACTGACGAGTGGTTCATCTTCGCCTGCGTGCTCCCCGGAACCGCTGGGGCCGCATCAGGAGCGGTCTCAGTAAATGGACAACTCAGATGGGGAGAAGCAGGCACAAACGCCCCGCAGCGACTTATCATAGGGAATAGCTACAACTACTCGGCCCCCTCAAACCTTTCATGGGGAGACACCGGAGACACCGGGAATGGTATCGCTTGGCTCGGGTTATTCCAGACAGACCTCATCCGAGGTGGCGCTTGGTTCGAGGGGTTGATCCGATCACTCGCATACGACTACGGCATCAGCTTGGGCTGGTAGTCTAAGCTCCGAACTGGATCGTTCGCACGATGCGATCGAACGACTGCTTCCACAGCACGGCGCCTCCGCGCCCTTGGTAGGCGCCCGCATCTGCGTTAGCCCTGAGCGCCTCGATCTCCCTTATCAGAACCCCGGCCTCGTGCGCCCCAATCACCGACTCTAGCTCCATCATCAGAACTGGAGCAGGGCCGCTGCGATAGAGCGTGTCAGCGAGGCTCTTAGCCTCGGAATGAGGGATCTTTGAAAGTTTGCGCTGTTTAGTAGCCATCCACAGCCTCCCCGAACGGCGGCATCACCCTGGTGTGCCAAGCGATATGCTCCATCAGAGCACTTCCTTCATCGAACCAGATAATTCCGTCATCAAGGTTGTTTTTGGTCACAGTCCAAACGAACGGTTCATTTCTGCCGATAAACGTCATTCGATACTCCCCCGGCTCGGTCGGCGGGCCTGGGGCTCGGCGGTATGGGTTAATGGCGGCTTCCAGTAAATCGGCGCATTTCCTGTAGGTCCATTCCTGCGACTCATCCCCCGCGTCCGATGGCTGTCCAAGGAGCCGAAGCTTCGCAATAAGTTCTTCAATCGGATTCACGCTCTCACCCATCCCTTCCCGTCGCACCCGTGGCAGGTCTTGTAACCTGAATCTTCGCCCAGTTGCCCGCGTCCCTCACAGACTGGGCATTTGTGGACGGCGGGCTGTTGCTTAGAAATGAAGCAATGCCGAATACAGTCATCAGGCGGGGTCAGACATCGACACTTGCCTCCTGTTCTAGGGCAGATCACGATTCCCACTCCTCAGGCTCTGGCTCGCCGGTCACGAGTTCGACGGCGGGATTGGCAAGGATGGCGATCGTAGTTGGCGCATTCAGCCCGTAATTTCCTCCGTCAATGATAAGGTGCGTCACCGTCCCGCTTGTTCTTGAACTTGTCACGCACTCCTCAAATCCCGTGTTGATTAGCTTGCTCCCCACAGGCGCGTTGTTTAGCTGTTCTAACGTTACGCTCATCTGTCCTCCAAAAGCACGGGGTAGAAAGCCCCCGGCGTCGAGTCGGTCACTTCATTGCCGTCTTCGTCTGTCTCGCTTGCGTCTCCATCACCGAGATACACCCACGGTTTTCTTGGCTTCGTGACAGAGCGCAAAGCCATAAAATCGTATTCGTGATCTCCATTTGTTTCGATGCAAACCGGGCGCGACTTGTCTTCGATCTTCAGTAAAGCGTCTATGAGTTCTTGAACGCTCATCCCGTCACCTTCCTTCTCCGTCTGAAAAAGTAAGCCACTTCCTCCCAGGCTGTTCGCTTCGGGATGTTGGCCCTGCAAAGCTCGACCTTCAATCCGAGACATTCCAATTCGTCTTCGTCGTCCGAGACCTCGATCCTTGCGCCATCTGCAAGAGCGGTGGTCATAGCGTTTAATCCTTGGCCTTTGGTTCCCCTTCACTAGGCTCTGGTAGCCCGACTTCTTCAAGCTCTCCGTAGCACACGGCCCCGGATTCGAGCTTCCCGACTCTGATGAGTTGTTGCTCCCGATTCGGCTTCTCTAGCCAGGTAGAAATACCCGCGAAAATTCGGAATCCGACTCTAAGCGTGAGCTTCGCCGAGATTCCCTCGCCCGCCGAGATTCCCCAGCCCGCCGAGATTCCCTCGCCCGCCGAGATTCCACAGCCCGCCGAGATTCCCTCGCCCGCCGAGATTCCCCAGCCCGCCGAGATTCCCCAGCCCGCCGAGATTCCCCAGCCCGCCGAGATTCCC